TTACCGTTAGCATCTTGTAATTGGTTGGCTAGCCGCTTGGTGGAGTCTGTAGCTTTACCGTCAACAAATGAACCATCATAAGCTTTCTTGAGGGCGGACACTTGGTTTTCTTGTGCTTTGATAATCTGTGTTAAACCATCGTATCGAGTGCCTAATTTGCCAAGTTTGTTTCCTGCCAAATCAGCAACTTTCATATTTGCTTGCATTTCTTTCGCTAGGTATCGTACTTGCTTTTTAGAATTAGCAACGCCTTTCCCAAAATCAGCATCATCCAAACCTAGCTTTATGACCATATTTCCTAATGGAGTTGCACCAGCCAAATCATCCGCCCCCTTTCACTAAATCAGCCAATGGCTTAATTTCTTTGCGTTTTTTGTTTTTCTTTCCTTTTGGCGTTTGTTTAAACATAATTTCATATAGGTACAGCGTATCTGTGTTCAGAACGTCATTGATTGTCCAACTGGGATAAATATTCAATATCGATCTCACAACATCTAGCTGTAACTCATGATGATCGGACGAACTTATTTTCCGCCCTTTTTTCCTTTTGGGTCTTTCTTATCTGTTGGATCTGATTCTTCCACGTCTTTCTCATAACCTAAGACACGATACATAATGATTTCCATGATCAAATCTCTGTCCCATGCATCGATACCATCTAAAAGGACGGTGCCTGTTAAATCTTTATCGTCAAACAAACCTGCTACAAACTCAGCACGGAATTCAGTAAGCACTCTGGCTGGAGGAGCAATGTCATTGCCTTCGTCATCTTTCTTAAAAAGTTTTGCTTCGCCATCCGTATAATCCAAAGCTTTTGAATAAGGCACGTGACTTTGAGTGAAGGTCTTTCTTGTTCCATTGATCATTAAATCCAATCTGATTTCTTTTCCAATTTCTGACATGTATAATTCCTCCTATTAATCAAAAATAAAAAGGCTAGTCCGAAGACTCACCTTTGTCATATTACTGTCCGCCACCACTTGGAGGTGTAACAGCACCACCAAGAACGGCAGTTTTTAGTTGAGCTACAGCAGCCGTCCCGAACGCACGTAGTACTTTAACAGTTTTATCATTTTCACCAATTGTAATTTTTCGAGAGATTGCGTTGTAAACATACTCGCCCGCTTCAGGTGTAAAATCTTCATCGTTTTTCGTAGCCAATGAAAAACCATCACGGTTGAAAGATCCTGCAACCATTGCGAAAGCTACTGGTTCACCATATAAATCTTCCGCTTCAGCGACTGCAGCCATATAAGGAGGATCCGTTTCATCACCGAAACCGTCAATACCTTCCGCCATTTTGATCAATCCTAAGATTTCTTGTTCAACTTCAACAGGTACATCCAGTAAACCAAAGTTTGCAGCTACTGATCCGGTACCTTTTTTGGACAAGTAATACTCAACGTTGCCGGCAAATACTTTCACCGCTTCTTTGGATAGTCCTGTTAAGTCGAAGGCAGTAGGTCCACCTTCTTTTTGTTTACCTTCTAAAATGTGTATTTTCGCTGTTGTATCTGGTTCCAATGCTGTGGTAAGTTTTCGAACCGATAATTTATCAAAGCCATAAGTTTCCATTTATAAATTCCTCCTAATAAAATAGACACCGATTAATAATCAGTGTCGTGAATTTGTGTATTTTTTCGATAACGCCTTGCATCCACAAAACGTTTTGTTTCTGAGAAATATTCGTCAAGCCCACCACTTAACTGAGCATAACCAAATTTCCACATCGCAGCTTTCACTGCTTTAGCAATTTCTTTCGTCAAAATTCTTGATTGAGTTTCAACGTTAATTTGATAACTGAACGTTTGCGACATCTCTTTGTTGGCTGCATAGTAAGCACTAGTTGGCGGTCCAAGAGGTGTATCGATAATAATAAAAGGTTTGGTCGAATCGAAGCTTTCAGGTATTTCATAGAATTTGATGTTCTTTGCAGTCACCTCTTTTGCAATCGTAGGATCAGCAGATAAAACGTTGTAGACTTCCATCATCATATCTTTCATCGTGCTAACTCCTCCAATTCTGACCGCATCTCCTCAAATGCAGATCCTTCTGTTTTATCAACTACACCTTGCAATTTTCCCATCCCTCTAGGGCTAATGTACTTACCAAATCGAGTATATCCAAACTCACTCAAATGGACTAAGCGCCACCTTGAACCTTGCCCCCAACCAACTTCGATCGTTTTAGGCGGTCCTTTTTTTACTCCGGAAGCAATTACTGTATTATATGTTTCGCCAGTGTCCATGTAACTGGATACTGCTTCTTGTACATCTTGTTGCAGTTTTTTTCCGTAATTCTTGAGCGACTTATTCACGATCCGGTTCGTTCTTGCTGGACCTAGCTTGGCTTCGAGATTCTTTAGTATCTCATCCACGCCTTTAACTGAAACACTCATGAGGTCACCCCCAAGATGATCTTAAGAAAATCGTTATTTTCTACATCTGGCGCAAAATCTACAATATCCCACACATCATCTTTGTATCGGAAATCATCCAAGACTACTTTATGCGCATTGTTTGGCAAATAATCTGTGAATGGATCTCGAATCTTGATTGTAACAGCCTTCTTTGTTCCTTTGCCGCTAAGAATATCCCTATCCTTAGAAGAAGGATTGTAGACTAAGCAAGTGCAGTAATACAATTTCTTGTCTTCTTGTTCACCCGATTCAGGCCCATCGTTTGGTTTTACTTCAAAAAAAGTAACCGGCGTATTCAAATCACCGGCTACAATTTCAGGTCTTACATATTTTGTTTTAATCGGCAACTTGATCACCTACTAAATCTATCGAAGCATCCATAATCATCATCTGAAAATTGTCATAAAAGTATTCAAGCGCCTCGTTTCTTAAATAACGAGTACGCTCGAATACTAATTCTTTGCCTTTTTTATATGCGGCAGGGTCGAAAGTTCCAATCAACGATTGGATGTCTTCAAACGAATTTTCCAGTTGTTCTCCGATTTCTTCATCCTCGGAGGAGTGGAAAATGCGAAAACGTGCTTTATATTCATCAATATAAATTTGGTTGTTCATTCGTCACCCCTCCAAAAGTTCAATTAAATCAGCTTTCAAAGCATTGCTTGGATATGCAATTCCACGCTCGTCTAACAACGCTTTTAGTTCCGGAACCGTAAGGCTAGAATAGTCTACAGTCGCCATACGAGCGTTAGGCGTTGTTACTCCCCCGAGCCACCGCTAGTTGGAATAGCAATGTCGTAGACTTGCGCTGCGTAATTATCAACAGGTTTACCATTGCCCAACATGTCAATGGCATAAAGGGTCGCCCGTTTCATCGCAAACGTTTCTTTGTATTCAGAAATTTTTTCAGGCTGACTGAGTAGCATCATAGCCATTTTCGATAAATACAATTAGTTTGTTCACAGGAACATCAACCGATTGGATAATGTGATCAGGGGAAATGAATGGCATGTTCGTCACGAATACCCCATTTGCATTTTGGATCGTTAGCCGTGCAACAATATCGTAGTAGTTGACTGGGTTGATAATTAAGTAAATCTTACCGTCAACCACACGTGTTTCATCAGTAGCATTTGCATCACCAGTACCAATTGAATGTTTGTAAGAAGCCATTTTTTTCATAACAGCTGCAAATTCAGTAACCATCGAAGGTGCATCTTTGAATGTCAAAGTACCAACGCTGGCTTTATCCGGATAAACCCCACCAACAACGGCTCCATCTAAATCTTTCAACAAACCAATCGGTTCGTCTTTACCGGTACCAGTAACAATTTTAGTTGCCCAAGCATCTTTAACCGCTTCTGTTAAGCAAAGGCGTACATAACGGTTAATCCATCGAGCACCTAAATGCAGCGTGTCATTTGAAATTAAGAAGAACGCAGTTAAGGCGATCTGTGTTGCTTCTTCCACTCCGAATTCAGCATCTAATTGCCCTTCAAGATCTTTATGCAATGGACCGAAAACGGCAACCCCTTTGCGGCGAGAACGAATTGTTTTAGTTAAACCAACAGTAGGTGTGAAATTCACCAGACGTAAAATAGGATGTTCCTTTTGAAGATCTTCAAATACACGTTCGAAAATGGTTACTGGCCATGTAATGTCCTTGTCGAAGCCACCGGCTTTCTCTACTTCATTGTAAAATTTAGTTTCTTCTGCTGTTAAAACTGGAATGCCACGTGATTGAAGGATTTGGTTGTCAGTAACATTCTTCAATTCTTCATACTCAGCACGTACTTGCGAGCCTGCATCTTCTGCAATCGCAGTGACATAAGCTTCTAAAGCATCGTTTACTTGTTCAGGTGTTGCATCTTCTTTTGCAGAAATAGCGTTAAAGACTTTCTTCGCATCTGCAGTTTTGTCTGTAATTGTTAACATAGTTTATTCTCCTTTTCGCAATCGTGCGATTAATGATTTTTGTTTTGGTTCTTGTTCCACTTGATTTGTTATAGGTTGGCTTAAATTAGCCACCGCAACAGCAACGGCATCTTGAATCATAGATGCAATATCTTGCGGTTCTTCTTGAGGTTCGGCACGTTTGACAGAATTAGCAAATCCAAACTCTACAGCTTCATCTGCCGTGAACCATTTTTCTTCATTCATCCATTCACGTAGCTGATCAGTTGATTGACCTGTCTTGTCTGAATAA